GAAATAATAACTTTTACTTCAAACGCCGCAGATAAAGTTAAGTCCTTGATTGCAGAGGAGAATAACCCTAACCTAAAGCTCCGTGTGTTCGTAGAGGGCGGCGGGTGCTCTGGTTTTCGATATGGGTTTGAGTTTGATGAGGTTGTAAATGAAGACGATACTGCGGTGAATACTAATGATGTAACGCTGGTTGTTGACCCTATGAGCTATCAGTACTTGCAAGGAGCGAGTATAGATTTTGAAAACAAAGGGGTGGGCGGAGCGTTTTTTACGATAAAGAATCCCAATGCCACTGCAACCTGCGGGTGCGGCTCTTCCTTCACCGCATGATATTTCTCTTTTTCTATGGCGAAATAGGCTTGACTATTGGGCAAAGGTCACTAAGGTTTCTGAAATAAACCATCTGCAGAATGAATCTTTTCGGAACCGCCCTAATCCTGAATCTGTTTTAATGACTTCGCAAGAGTATGTAGAGTTTCGGAAAGGGCGTTTTGTCGATGTTACGGTTTAGTCCTTTGTTAGTTTTATTCTTATATCTTTTACTGACGTGTAACCGGTTAGGCGTCTCTACCGCTTTTTCCGAAGAGCTTTTGTACTGCAATTTAAAAGATTGTTATATGGTAGACGAAGAAGTTTTGGAAGCCCATACCCAGAAATGTGTATATGAGTCTTTGCTGTCTATGTATATCATGCATTGGAAACGCATTAACGAGTGGAAACAGGTACAATATATAGGGGGAAAGAAAGTGCTTAATTGTATTCCACAAATACCACGGATGTATTTGTCGGGGACGGAGACCCCGGATCAGCTTAAATTTTTAGAGGGACTAAAGTGCCAAGTTCATAATTTAAACCGAGATCCTGTCTTGCAGCGTATTGACTATTTTGAATCTTGTATGAGTACTTTTTAAATTAAAGGAGGATATGTGAAAAGAAAGCAATTGGTTGAGGTGTGGGGGGACGAAGAGTTGTTGTTTTTAGACCCGGCAAAAGATTTTGATTGCGCTATTGCCGGAGTCGCCGAGCGTATAGAAATGGAGCCCGTAGTGGCTTATGATAAGGAGCTGATCCTAAAACAACTTTGCAAAGACATGACTTATAAAGAAGCTGTTGAATATTTTGAGTTTAATATTCTGGGGAGTTATATGGGGGAGAAAACGCCAATATTTTTAACGCTTTTTGATGTGAAATCCGTTGACCCCATAGAACCTTTGTAACTTATTGATTTAAAACGGCTAAACAGGTATCTAAAAAAAGATTTAAGTGCTCCTTGGTAATTAGGATTTCTTTTTTTGGGTTAGGATTTCTTTTTTTGGGTTAGGATTTCTTTTTTAATGACGTGTAACCGGTTAGGCGGCTAAACAGGTATCTAAAAAGAAGATTTAAGTGCTCCTTGGTAATTAGGATTTCTTCTTTTTGGGTTAGGATTTCTTTTTTAATGACGTGTAACCGGTTAGGCGGCTATTGACAACTTATTGTATTTTATATAAAAATATCCCCGTGCCACTTATACTTACAGAATCAGCAGGAATACCCTTAGCGGTTGACTACACTCATGAGGAGTTCTCCAAGATAGAGCCTCTTTTGCAGTCTGTTTGCGATTCGTTTACTTCTGAGAACGTGATGATAGATCTAGCAGATTCCAATCCTATTAAATATGCAAGGCAGACTGGGCTTAACCCGTTAAACACCCCTGAAGAAGTTAGGGCGTTTGTTACAACTAAGTTGTTGGAGGAGGCGGATAATGATGATGGGCGCACTCGTATAAAGGCGTTAGAGTTATTAGGTAAGATTGGGGAAGTAGGGTTATTTGTAGAGAAGAAGGAAGTAATACACAAAAACTATAAAGAGGAAGACCTTGATAAAATATTGGAAGAAAAACTGCATTTACTTTTAGCTGAAAATTCTATTGACGGGGAAGTAACAAAACTTGATGAAGAAGTGCAAGAGGTTATAGAAGAAGTTATAGAAGAAACTAATGCTGAACCTTCAAACACCTGATAAGAACGAAATACATAAAACCATTCAGTCTTTATCGGTTAAAGATAAGATTGAGCTTTTAGAACTACTTGAGCGTAGGGGGCAGACTAAAGCTAGGACTGATTTTCTTTCTTTTGTACGGGAAATGTGGCCTGATTTTATTTCAGGGCGGCATCATGCGAAGATGGCTAGGGCATTTGAAGATGTAGCTGCGGGAAAACTAAAGCGTTTAATTATAAATATGCCCCCTCGTCACACAAAATCTGAATTTGCGTCTTATTTACTACCTGCTTGGTATTTAGGGCGGTTTCCCAACAAAAAAGTTATACAGACCTCTCATACAGCCGAGTTAGCCGTGGGTTTTGGTCGTAAAGTGCGAAATTTAGTGGGTAGTGAGCAGTTTTCTTCTATATTTGGGGGGGTTAACCTTCAGGTAGACTCAAAAGCGGCGGGTAGATGGAGCACGAGCAGTAGTGGGGAGTACTTTGCTATTGGTGTAGGTGGTGCTGTAACGGGTAAAGGTGCTGATCTGTTGATAATTGATGACCCGCACTCGGAACAAGAGGCTGTAATAGCAGAAACAAGCCCCGAAGTTTACGATAAAGTTTATGAGTGGTACACATCTGGCCCAAGACAGCGTTTACAACCGGGGGGAGCCATTGTTGTCGTAATGACAAGGTGGTCAAAACGGGATTTAACGGGGCAGGTTGTACGGGCAAGTGCTAAATATGGGGGAGATGAGTGGAAAGTTATTGAATTCCCTGCTATTTTACCGTCTGGTAAATCGCTTTGGCCCGAATTTTGGTCTTTTGAGGAGTTAAACACCCTTAAAACTCAACTTCCGGTGTCAAAATGGCAGGCGCAGTACCAACAAAGCCCTACGTCAGAGGAAGGGGCTCTTATTAAACGTGAATGGTGGCAGGTTTGGGAAGATGATAGACCACCGCCCTGTGATTTTATTATTCAGTCATGGGATACAGCATTTATGAAGCATAATAAAGCTGACTATTCGGCTTGTACTACTTGGGGGGTGTTTGATCGAGAGGATAAAGAAACAGGAAAACTCACTACAAACATTATTTTATTAGATGCGTTTAGGCGTAGAATGGAGTTTCCTGAATTAAAGGTGACCGCACAGGAATATTATGCGGACTGGGAACCTGATGCGTTAATTGTTGAGGCTAAAGCAGCGGGGGCTCCGCTTGTATTTGAGTTAAGGGCGATGGGAGTTCCGGTTTCTGAATATACCCCGACCAGAGGTAATGATAAAATTGCCAGAGTTAACGCTGTTACTGATTTATTTGCTTCCGGTGCAGTGTGGGCTCCTGCTACTCGTTGGGCAGAAGAGGTTATTGAAGAAGCGGCATCTTTCCCTGCGGGTGAGCACGATGATTATGTAGATTCGACAACCCAAGCACTTTTAAGATTTAGGCAAGGCGGATTTATTCGATTAGGTAGTGACGAAGAAGACGATGTGTTATATACCTTTAAACGTAAGAGAGCTTTTTACTAGGAGAATGTAATGGCTACGGGAAACGGGGAACTAGAAGATTTTTGGGAATTTACTAAGGAGAGATCTCAACAACTTATTGATGCGATGAATGATGATTTTCGGGAGCGATATAGTGAACATTATGCTTTATATAGTTCTTTCACGCAGAAATTAAAAGACAGGGATGAACGTATACAAATGCAGGGGGAAGCAGTAATTAAAAAAGAAAAACAGATCAGGGAGTTAGAATCTCGTGTTCGGGTTTTAGAAGCACAATTAGATATTTATAAAGGAAAGCGTCATGGCGATTGATAAGGCTATTGCTGTAGGAGTGGAAGTACCCCTTAAACCAAAAGGGAAAGCCCCGGAGGAGATAGTTGATATTTCTATACTGGATGACGGTGGTGTGGAAGTTACCGTTGGTAAAGAAGACGAAGATCAGTTTGCGGGGGATTTTGGGGAAAATTTAGCGGAAACAATAGAGGAAGATGAGCTTAGTACCCTTTCGGAGGAATTAGTAGGGTTGTTTAGCGCAGATGATGATAGCCGTAAAGAATGGAAAAGGACTTTTGAAGATGGGTTGGATTTACTAGGACTTAAAATAGAAGATAGGACAGAGCCTTGGGATGGGGCTTGTGGGGTATACCACCCTTTATTGTCTGAGGCTGTGGTTCGATTTCAATCTGAAGCTATTACAGAAACATTTCCCGCTGCTGGCCCTGTAAAGGCTAAAATTTTAGGAAAAAGTACGAAAGAAAAGGAAAAAATTGCTGCACGGGTAAGGGATGATTTAAATTACCGTCTTACTGATGAAATGACAGAGTATCGTCCTGAACACGAACGTATGTTGTGGAATTTAGCTTTAGCTGGTTCTGCGTTTAAGAAAGTATATTATGACCCGGCATTAGGAAGGCAATGTGCTGTATTTATTCCTGCTGAAGATTTTGTTGTTTCTTATGGTACTTCGGATATATCTACCTGTTCCCGTGCTACGCATGTAATGAGAAAAAGCGAAAACGAAATTAAGTTTTTGCAGGTAAATGGGTTTTATAGGGATATTGATCTTGGTGAGCCGGGTTTTTTACGTACTGACATTCAACGTAAAAAAGATGAAACTACAGGTGTAGATGTAACCGAAGATAATAGATATGAACTTCTTGAGATGCATGTAGAGTATGATCTTGGGGAGGATGAGAATCAGATAGCCCTACCTTACGTGGTAACTATAGACCGTTCTTCCCTGCAAATCCTGTCTATTTATCGAAATTGGGAACAAGATGATAAGCTTCGCCGGAAACGTAATCATTTCGTGTGCTATACATATATTCCGGGCTTTGGTTTTTATGGTTTTGGCCTTATCCATCTACTTGGGGGCCACGCTAAGTCTGGTACTTCTTTATTACGCCAGCTTGTAGATGCAGGTACTTTAAATAATTTACCCGGTGGACTTAAAAGTAGAGGGTTGCGGATCAAAGGGGATGATTCTCCTATAACACCCGGAGAGTTCCGTGATGTAGATGTCCCCGGTGGCAAAATATTGGATAATATAGCTTTTTTACCCTATAAAGAGCCTTCCCAGACGTTGCTTGCTTTGTTTCAGAACATTGTAGACCAAGGTCGTTCAATGGCGGCTATATCTGATTTTAAGTCGGTTGATCTTAATTCTGAAGCTCCTGTAGGTACAACTTTGGCTATTTTAGAAAGAATGCTAAAGGTTATGAGTGCTGTACAGGCTCGTATGCATAACTCTATGAAAATGGAGTTTAGGCTGCTTAAAGATATTATTAGTGACCATACACCGGAGACCTATGAGTATGAGGTAGAAGGCGATGTTCCTGTGAAACAACAGGACTATAAGGAAGTAGAGATATTACCTGTAAGTGATCCAAACGCTTCTACTTTGTCTATGCGGGTTGTGCAGTATCAAGCTGCTTTACAGTTAGCAGCGCAAGCCCCTCAGTTATATGACCTACCTAGACTTCATCAAGATATGTTGCAGACTTTGGGAATTAAGGACGCAACTAAACTTGTGCCTACTGAAGATGATATGACTCCAAAAGATCCAGTAAGCGAGAATATGGCTATGCTTACAGGTAAACCCGTAAAAGCCTTTTTGTATCAGGATCATACAGCTCATATCCAAACACATATGTCAGCCGCTCAGAATCCTCAGATTATTGAGTTAATACAGCAAAGTCCTATGGCAAAAACGGTTCAGGGGTCTTTAGCTGCACATATAGCAGATCACATGGCTATGCAATACAGGGCAGAAGTTGAGAAACAGATGGGCGTACCGTTGCCAGCACCGGATGAAGCACTACCGGAGGACGTAGAAGTTCAATTGTCGCAGTTAATGGCGCAAGCTTCGCAGCAAGTACAGGAGCAATCAACGGCTAACCAAGCTCAACAACAAGCAGAACAACGAGCGCAAGATCCACTTATTCAAATGCAGCAGCAAGAACTTCAGATTAAACAAGCTGAAGTACAACGTAAAACTTCTAAGGATATGATGGATGCTGTACTTAAAAATGAAGAGATTGAAGCTGAGAAGCAGATTGAAGGTGCTAAACTTGGTGTAGAGTTAAGTAAACAGGAGAAAGATTTAACTGCGAAACAAAAAGCAGAGGGAGTGAAAATAGGGTTACAGGTAGCGAAAGAGCTTACTGAAACCGACAAGAAAGGTAGGGTTTAATGCTTAGTTTTGAGGACGTATACAAAAAAGAGATACGCAAATTAATGAATGAATACGCCGATACAGTTTCTGCTGGCGGTGCAACGGATTTCTCTCACTATCGGCATCTGGTGGGGGTAATAGAAGGTCTAGCTATAGCTGAAAGGGCTTTCTTGGACATTATTGATGCTGCTAAAAAATCTGAGGAGTAATATGAATAGTGCTATTGGGGCTATTGATGTAGATAAAACCATCAAAGAAGTTGAAAAATTGAAAGACAAATCATTAAGATTACCTAAACCTATAGGGTATAAGTTGTTGGTTACCTTACCTAAAATAGAAGAAAAAACCGCTGGAGGTATTATTAAGCCCGATGCTGTAGTAGAACGGGAAGCCACTGCCGCCAATATAGGTTTTGTTGTAGAGGTGGGGCCAGATGCTTATAAGGATAAAGAGAAGTTTCCTTCTGGGCCTTGGTGCGAAAAAGGTGATTTTATAGTAATGCGTTCTTACTCTGGTACTCGTATGCATATAGACGGAGAAGAATTTCGTATGATAAACGACGACAGTATTGAAGGTGTCGTTGCCGATCCTCGTGGTTTTTCACGAGCAAACTAGGAGTTAATTATGGCTAGATTAAAGAAATTACTTGACACAGATCAGGAAGTTGACACGGGTTCCTCACAAGAAGTTGACACGGGTTCTGAATCAAAACAAGTCGCTAAAAAGTCTTCTGATTTAGAAATAGAAATTGTTAACGACATTCCCGAAGAAGATAGAGGGAAAGAGCCTTTGAAACCGAACGATAGTCCTGAGCCTTCTGCGGATGAATTGGAGGATTACAGCGATAAAGTTCAAAAACGCATAGATAAACTTAAAAAAGCCTATCATGATGAACGGCGAAATAAGGAAGCTAAGGAGCGAGAAGCTTCAGAAGCTTATAAATATGCTAAATCCATACAGTTAGAAAATAAAAAACTTAAAGAGAATCTGTCAAAAGGCGAAAATGTTTTGGTGGAAGAAGCTAAGGCTAGAGCTGAAGCGGAGTTAGCAGCGGCTAAAGCCCAGTATAAAAAAGCATACGAAGACGGTGATTCTGATAGGCTAGTAGACGCTCAAACTCAAATAGCTTCTGCTACTGTAAATCAGGATAAATGGAATAGTTATGCGCCACAACATTCTGTAAAGGCTGAAAATACTTTGCAAGAACAAAGTAATAATGTATATAATACTGAAAACGCTATTCCTAAGCCCGATGCAAAAGCCGACGCATGGTTTAAAGAGAATACTTGGTTTGGGAAAGATAAAGAAATGACTGCCCTAGCGTATGGGCTGCATGAACAATTAGTTGAAAATGGTGTTGATCCTCGTTCGGATAAATATTATGACAGGATAAATACCAGACTTAGAGAGTTGTTTCCTGATCGCTTTGAATCTAATAATTCGGATTTAGAGACTGATATAGATGAAACTACTCCATCTCGGCAAAGCACTTCTGCTAATGTCGTTGCCCCTGTGAGGCGGAATCCGTCTTCTAAGAAAATTACATTGACTCAAACTCAAGTGGCTCTGGCTAAAAGGCTAGGTGTACCAATCGAGGAATACGCTAAACAAGTAGCTCAATTAAATAGGAGATAGAAGATGGCTAATCGTTTAAATAGAGAATTAAATACACGAGATAAAAAAGCTCGTGCAAAGACTTGGACTCCCCCTACACAATTACCTGATCCCAAACCGGAAGAAGGTTTTTCTTTTAGATGGGTAAGAGTAGCTATACTAGGGCAAGATGACCCTCGCAATGTTTCCATGAGACTCCGTGAAGGATGGGAGCCTGTTAAAGCAGAAGATCATCCTGAACTCGTTGCTGAGTATGGGCTTGTTTCTAATGTAAATAAGTCAGGCAACATTGAAAATGGCGGTCTAATGCTTTGTAAGATTCCATCTGAAATTGCTGATAGTCGTAATGAATATTACAGTAAACTTAATAAGCAACAGGCGGAATCAGTAGATAATAATTTTATGCGGGAAAACAACCCTCGTATGCCTTTATTTAGTGAAAAGCGTACAACGGTATCCCGTGGTTCTAAGTAATTTTTTTGGAGATTTTTAATCATGGCTTATCCATCAGTTTCAGCCCCTTACGGGATGGTTCCGATAGGTCTAATTGGCGGTCAGAATTATGCTGGAGCAGTTCGGCATATGAAGATCGCTTCTGCTTACAACACAAGTATTTTCTCTGGTGATGTAGTAAAGCGAGTTGCGGCTGGCGGTATTGAAAAAGATACTGGCACTACAACGGCTACCCCAGTTGGAGTATTTATGGGTTGTACGTATACAGATCCTAACTCGAACCAAAAGGTATTTAAAAAATACTTTCCAGCAGATACAGCAGCTTCAGATATAGAGGCTTATGTTGTAGACGACCCTGACGCTTTATTTAAGATTGTGTCTTGTTCTGCTACTACTACAGTCGCAGGTATTGCTGTAACTTGTATCGGTAATAATGCTTCCATCATTCAAAATGCAGGGAGTGCAACTACAGGGCAATCTAAGATTGCTTTGACAAGCGGTAGTATTGCTACCACTTTGTCTTTGCCATTACGGATTGTTGATGTTGTTCCAGAAACAACTGATACTTCTGGTAATTACACAGAAGTAATCGTTAAATGGAATGCGCCGTATAATGCTGAAGGCACACCTAATACCACTACGGGTGGTCATTTTTATCACAACCCCATTGGTATATAAGGAGTAATAAATAATGGCTATTTCAAGAGCACAACTACTTAAAGAACTCCTGCCGGGGCTTAATGCTCTGTTTGGTTTGGAGTATGAAAAATATGGCGAAGAGCACAAAGACATCTTCGAGCAAGAGTCCTCAGATAGAGCATTTGAAGAGGAAGTCAAGCTTTCAGGTTTCAGTGCTGCTCCAGTCAAAGACGAAGGTTCGGCTATTGCGTATGACAATGCACAAGAAGCTTGGACTGCTCGTTACAACCATGAAACCATTGCACTTGGTTTTTCAGTCACTGAAGAAGCGATTGAAGATAACCTGTATGACAGCCTATCAAGCCGTTATACAAAGGCACTTGCCCGTGCTATGGCTTACACCAAACAGGTAAAATCTGCTAACGTCCTGAATAATGGATTTAGTAGTAGCTACACTGGTGGTGATGGACTTGAGTTGTTTTCAACAGCACACCCATTAGTTTCTGGGGGTACTAACTCAAACGAGCCTTCTACAGCCGCTGACCTAAATGAAACTTCATTGGAAAATGCAATCATTACGATTGCTGGTTGGGTTGATGAGCGAGATCTGCTTATCGCTGCTCGCCCCATGAAGATGATTGTTCCTCCAGCACTTCAATTTGTTGCTACTAGATTGCTTGATTCTACAAATCGAGTAGGAACTGCTGATAACGATATTAACGCTATCAACAATATGAGTGCTGTACCAAATGGGTACGCAGTTAACCACTTCCTGACTGATACGGATGCTTGGTTCTTAACAACTGATGTACCTAATGGTCTAAAGCATTTTGTCCGTACTCCGATGCAAACGTCTATGGACGGGGACTTCGATACAGGCAATGCTCGTTATAAAGCTCGTGAGCGTTACAGTTTTGGGTGGAGTGATCCACTTGGAATGTTTGGTTCGCCGGG